GTGTCCGCGTCATCCCAGTCGCCGCAACACTCGTCCACGCACTCCCTCACATCTTCCATCAGTGAGAGAGCGTCAGAGTACGGGGTGTATTTCGGCGGGTAGTCCTTGATCAGCTCGTAGCCGCCCTGGTACGCCTCTGCCAGGTCGTCGGCCAGGGGAATGATCCCGTCGTAAAACTCAGCCAGCGCGATGTGCTCGGCGTAATTTCTCGCCTGCAGATGCAACACATGCGCGGCGGTGCGCGCATGGAAGAGGGTGATGATCAGTTTCCCGATCACTTACAGCGGTGCCCAGACCACAGTGACCGTATCCGCGCCGGCGAGGGTGATCGACAGCCCTGCGTCCAGGCGAATGCCGCAGGGGCCAAACTGCTTGCCACCCTGTGTCAGGCCGATCGCACTGATACTGACTGCGCTGCCGCTGCCCGTAGCTGCCGTGTCCTTGGCGGTGATCAGCCCGACGCTGGTGGCGTCAGGAATGATGGCGTAGAGCACGCATCTGACGGTGGAGACCATCGTCTCTGCGAGAGCGCCTGTGAGTCTTGTGACGTTTGAAGGTGTCATAGTGATGTCCTCAGAATCAGACAATCAGCGGATCGAGGGCCGCAGCGGCCAGGAAGATAGCATTCCACTGGGATGGCGTTGGCACAGGCGTCAGGTTGGTCCGCAGCACTGACGAGAACGGGTTATCACGGTCGATCACCTGCGAGTGCTTCCAGAAGCGCTGGCGCTTGGCGGTCAGTGCCAAAACAGCCGTATCGATCTGCGCCTCGGTAATCCCCGCGTCGGAGCAGGCCTGGATGAGCTGCCATTTGCTGACGGTCGGGCGCAAATCCGCCACAGCATCGGAACCAGACCTCACCTCCCACGGATTACCTGGCGACAGCACGCGCGCCACTTTTCCGCCAGACGCATCTGCAGCAGCTTGAGCCTCGGCGTGCGTTGCAAAATACTCAATACTCATCGGGATACCCTCAAAAAAGCGTCGTAAAGCACTGCATACCCTGCCGATCCTGCGATCACCTGCATGGTGATCGTGATTGCCTGATCAGCGGTAATGTCTTTCGTCAGGACGATGGGAGCGGCCAGCGAGGAGCTAATAAGCTGCCCAACCTGTTTATTGGTGCCCACCACGGAAAATCCGCCATAACGACGGCTGGCCGGGGTTGTCGTACCCGTGGTGTACGACACCGTCGATGTGCCAAATTTCAGCGCCCAATACTTTTGATTCGCGGACGTGTCGCCGCCGCACGAGACAACAACCTCAACGTCTGAACCGACCGTGAGGAAATTCGCCGGGATATTCTTTGTAACAATATCTACAGCGGTCAAAAATGGCAGCGTTGTAAACGCCTCTCCGACAAAGTTTCCGCCAGCAGTACCTGCTGGCAGAATGCAGGTCAGGGTATTTGCGTCGGTTCTTGTGAACGTTTCAGCCATCGCCCCCGCTGGCAAAGATGCCGTTGGCGGAATAAAAAACCGGAACCCGTCAAATGTGGTGGCAGGGATGCCGTGCGCTGTAGCGGAGATCGTTACGGTAAGCCCTGAGCGGGTAGCCGTTGCGCCGGACACCAGCGAAGCAAGAATCGTCGGCCTGAAATCGTCAAAACGGAATGGCTGCCCCCTCGCGTCGGCCACCCACTGACCATTGCCAGCGTATTTCCACACGTCGCCCCCGGTGAGCGTCACCGTGTCGCCGATCAAGTAGTTGCTACCGCTCGGAGGAGTGTTGTAGATCGATGTGTACGCGGTCATGGGCTACGCCTCGGCAATTATTGCGGTGAGAGTCTATCAGAGAGTGTGAGAGTATGCTAGTGCGCTACGCCGCCATGTGCCCGCCCTGGCCACTCGTCAGTTCTCGCAACTTGTCCTTCCAGCTCTTCTGAGGTGGCGGGGCTTTCGCCTTCGGCGCGCTCTTCGTCAGCGTCAGGCGCACGGCCCACGACGTGGAATCTACGACATCATCATATTTTCCCGACGGGAACTTCATAAGCTCCTGTCTGAACTGTTCCGTCCAGGGCTGGTTCTGCCGCACGAACAGCTTGCCGTTCTGCATGCGCCCCTTCAGCGGGCCGGCGCGGACCTTCTTGTCTGTGAGAGGCTGTAAGAGTTCCGAATTCGGGTACAACTTGCGCTCGTCACAGCGCTTCTTGAACTGACTGGTCAGCGATTTCCAGATTTGCCCGTCCTCAAAGCCGATCAGGTCCGGCTTGAACATCTCGTACTGGTCCAGGATGTCGTCGACGATGGCGTTGCCGTCACCGGAGCGGAAACGCAGGATGTGCAGCACGTAGAGGTTGTCCGCCTCGTCCTGGCCGAGCGTGCAGCACACCGTCCAGTCGCTGTCAGTCTTCTCGGTGATGGCGAAGTCCCACGCCTGATAGACGAACATGTCCTGCCGGCGCGGCGGGTGCGTGTACCAGCGCATCATCTCCTTGGTGAAGTACACACCGTCGTCTGGCACGGGGTTCTGCTGGTACAAGGCGTTCCACACCCGCTTCAAACCCGACGAGATGAGGTTCATCTTGATCTTCACCATCATCGCCGTCGTGTAACGGGCTGGGTGGATGGCGGTGTTGCGCAACCGCGTGAGCCTGGAGCCCTCGGGCGGCGGGTCGGACTCCGGCGCAAACTGCTGGATCGTGTCGTCGGGCAGGATGTACTCGTCACCCTCCTCGTTGATGGCTGGGTACTTGACGACCTCGAAGACGTCGCCGTCACCGGACTTCATGACGTCCTGGATGCGACCTGCCCAGTCGTCCTCGTGCCACCAGGTGTTATGGCTCACCAGACCATTGGCGATGAAGTTCTCGGTGCGTTCGACCTGCAGATCGAATACTTCCTCCACCCCGTCGGATTCAATGGCGACTATCTCATCCAGAGTGAAGTCTGAGGTACCTGGCTGCGGAAAGTGCCACTGACTCAGTTCCAAGGTGTCCAATCCCTGCATTGCAGTCGTTGCACAACAAGCCTCGGACCTTACCTGAGTCGTGGCAATGGTCGACGGCGAGCTTGTGCTTCCAGTGGCCAGGGGAGTTTCCAACATCTGCTGGTTTTCGACAGATGGCGCAGCAACCGCCCTGACTCTCATAGAGAGCGTCATAGTCTTCGACAGTGATCCCATACCGGTGCTTGAGCCTGGCGTTGCGACGTGGTCCGAAACCGTCAGCGGCTGATCGATGACCGTCTGCCCACCGCTTTTTGGCGTAGTGTGACTCGCAGTACCCTCTGCAAACCACTTTTGCGTCGCAGTTTCCTGCGAGGCACACTGCTCCTTTCCACTTACCCCATTGCCCTTCACGGTTACGATTCTGTGGGCTGTAGTCAAGTTTCTCGTTCGCGTCCATGTAAGTTCTCCGGTATTGGTGACAGTCAGGAATGGATGTCTCTCATTCGCTCTCACAATTTTACCGGAGATCGTCGTGATTTTCAAGACGGAATCACGACCATTGGACCTTAAACCCTTGATTCTTGAGGTTGCCAACCTACCCCTGTCATATGTGGCAATCTCATCAGACACCGAAAGAGAGTCGAGCCGACGCTGGGTGCCATCAGCCATCAGAACAGGAGTGTCCCCGGTCATGCATAGGATACCCAGCACGCCGCCGCCTGGTGCAAGCCGGGTGTAGGCGGTCGAGATGTACCACTCCCAGGTGTTCTCCCGGATCGTGACGGAATCCGCCGCCTCGGCGTCCTTGACGACGTCATCGACGACCAGGATATGGCAGTTGTGTGCGAGGAGATCGGCAACGCCAACGAAGAAGTTACCGGTCTCGGTCTGGATATCGACTACAAGCTCGCCGTCTTCGTCCTGAACAAAGGCTTCAAGGTCTCCTGCACAGACTCCGCGAGTGTGTGATACGACTTGTGACACCGAGAGCACAACAGCACCAAGTTCCCGACCTTGTTGTGCTCCGGGTCGTGGTCGATGTGGTGCACCTCCACTCGGTACGTCTTCTGCTCGCACATCGCGCAGGCACGATCCTTCTGGTTGATCAGGAGCTTCTTCAGCGTTGAGTAATCCTGGTTGTAGGTCGTTTTCGTAGACCGAGCCTTCTTTGTGTCCAGGTAGCAGGTATGCGAGCAATACTTTTTCTGATCCCACTTCTTCAGAGGTGCCCCGCACCCCTCGCACTGACCCCTCACCTTCGTCGCGGGCTTTGGATGAGCCTGGTAGCACTCCATCGAGCAAAAGGTGGCCAGCCCGCCGTATTTCCTGATCGCCCCCTCGTGCTCGTGAACTTTCCGCTCGAACGTCTTTGCGCAGTGCGTGCAGGTCAGAGTCACGGTGGGGGCGTGAGGTAGAAGCTCCGTGTGGCAGCTTTTGCACACGGATGCGGGGCCGGCCTTCCTGCCCCCGCACCTCGGGCATACCTTGCCAGTCGAGTGTGTCTGCGGGTTCGGGGAGTAGCACGCACGGCACGTTTTCGACCCCTTGTACTTCGGTCCTCCGCAGGAGGGACATGTTCGAGTCAAGAGCGCGCGCTCTCGTATAGCTTCTCTCGTCAGGGGTGTGGAAATAGTGGTCGTCGGTGCAGACGACGTCTTCGATGGCGTAAAGCTGCTTCCTGGTGCGCATGAGGCTAATTGCGAGAACTTCAACTTCCTTGACGCAACCCGTTCGGTGATCGTACCCATACACCATCTCTCCAACTCTGACATGTGAGATGGGAAGTATATCAGAGAGTGTATGAGACCGTAATAGAGTATTACGGGAAAAACAGCCCCTGCCACTAATTCCTGTGCCCACGCCCGCGGCCATGTACCCGCCGCCTTGCAAAGTGTTCCAGTTCTCGATGGACTGTGATGCGGGGTCCAACATGAGGTCCGGGAAGATCGCCTTGTACGCAGGGTCGCGCACGAGGTCGCGCACGTAGCGTGAAAAGCTCAAGGTGAGCGACTGCGTGTGGCTTGCGGCGATGATTTCCCAGTCCGGGTGCTGGCCCAGGACCCACGGCGGGAAGTTGCGGCTCCCCAGCTCGCTCTTGCCGCTCCGTGGCGGCAGCAGAAGCAGTAGGCGCGGGCTCTCACCGGCCTCCACAGCTCGCACGAACCGCTCCAGGCGACGACAGATGTCCTCGTGGACCCATCCTGCCAGGTACTTCGGTCGAAAGCGCTGTACGAACGGCAACAGCCGCCTGCGGCACAGGGCGCGCAGGGCCAGCTCCTTCGCCGGGTCAGCCTCTGCCTTCTTGATGTCGAAGATCGGCGCGGCGTAGGGGAGGGTGTAGGCCTCGTTGACCGCCTGCTGGTCCTCTGCCCGGGCGGCGCGTGGGATGGCTGGGGCGTCTGACTTGGCTCGAGGGCCGGCATTTTTCGACGGTACGACGGTGACCTGTGCGTACTTCGGCTCAGGAGCGGGGGGCGTGGGTGGAACAGGCGGGGGCACACCCTCGTCGACGCAGAATGGACACTGACCGTTGCCGTCGAGGGTGCTGGCGAGACGCTCGACCTGACAGGTCGAACAGGCGGTGAAGTCGCTATTCACAAACTTTGCGCAGTTTCTTCGAGAGTGCGTGGAGTTGGGTTGAAAGTTCAGGAAAGTCGACTGAGTGCTCTGCAGTGAAACTCAGAGCTTGCACTACAAGCAGTAGCTCTTTTCCGTTCAACTCGACAGTGCGCGTCGGCTCGACCTCAAGGCTTGAACTCATTCGACCACTTCTCCTTCAATTGTCAGTGGGGTACGCCCCTCGATGATGTCCACGAGGTCTGCGTCGCTCATGGACTCGAACTTACTCTGCAACCTCTGCTGGTTCATGCTCATCTCGATCTTCTTCACCTCCGGCGCGTACAGGCCCAGGACCTTTGCCGTCTCTGACCAGCCCTTGATCATGCTGGCTGGGTCTGCGGCGAGACGGGCGATGTTGATCGCCTCCATGAAGCCGTCGATGACGTCCGCCCGGGTGATCTGTGCGGCGCTGGACAGCTCTGACCGCGCTTCACGCAAGGCGAGCTGCACCTTCTCACTCTTGAAGGGTGCGTCCTGCTTGACAAAAGGGCTGGCATAGCCCGCGACAGCACAAGCCGCTGCCTTGTCCTTGCCCTGGAGGGTCGCATCGACCAGATCGGCCTGCATTGAGGTCAGGATGATCGACTTCTCGCGAGGACCGGTCTTGACCGGTGGCTTCTTGCGGGTTTGAGCTACCACGGCAGTGTCGCGACTTTGGATAGGAGCCAGATTCCTGTCACCAGGCCTATCCCAAGTCCTGCTCCGAAGATGAGCACTTCAGTCATAGCGCTGCCCAAAACGCACAGAACAACAAGAGAGCAGCGGTGAAGACCATGAGGGTGAGTGCCTGTTGGAGTTGGTATCAGCGTGAGAGTATAAGAGCGCGTGAGAGTAAAGGCAAGTTGAGAAAAAATTTTAGAAAAATTTTAGAAAAATTTTAGAAAAATTTTAGTAGTGACGTGGTGACTGAAAATAAAAATTTCAAATTTTAGTAGTGACGTGGTTGCGAGGTTACCTATCCCCTCTCTCCCTGAGAGACGGGGTCGGTTCGGTTTCGATTTCCGATTCCGAATTAAGGAGTCTCTTTACTCCACCCACCACTGAAAGGAAACATCATGAACAAGATCGTTAAGGTCAACCTGAACATCAACACCGACAACACTCAGGTTGTTGAAGAAGAGCGTAAGCCCTGGTATGTGCGTGCTCATGCACGCATGAGCGTTGCGTATGACAACGCAGCTGAGGAGATCGAAGAGAGCAAGCGCCAGCTTCAGCTCGACCGTCAGGTCGTTAAGGCTAGCTACGCTGCCTCGCGTGCTGAGTTGGATCAGCTCTATATCGAGCAAGCCAAACAGCGCATGATCGCCATCATGGCGAAGAAGGGTATCACTCTTACCTTCTAAGCCTCACCGTGTCCCCTCGTAAGAGGGGACATGTAAGAACGTCCTAACAAGGATGTTCTTACATGCTAGTCCGTTAAATTAAATTTAACTTTCACAAAGAACCGTGAACATGTGGGACATGCTGTTGGCTTAATTATATTAAGCCGATGACATAACCGGAGCTTCGCCTTTTTAACCATGCTACATGCATAAACAGGCCTGTTCCAATGTTCCATGTTCCAAAGTTTTTTTTGTTCGTATAGTACTTTTATATGGAC